AGACACCAAGCACGACCGCAGAGTTTGCAGACCATATAGTAATAGATAAACTAAGTGGTGATATATTACCAAGTCTTCCATAGTTCGCACTATACAAAGCCCACACTAACCCCACAAAAAAACCCCCGACTATATGGTTGGGGGTTTCTACTTTTATCTAATAATTATTTTTACTTATCAATATTATAATGTTGCAACATAAAATCCAAATTTTCAACGTAAAGTCAAGGGTACCAGAGGCACATATAGGGGGGGTACTGGCCACAAGAAACACTCACACACATTCTAATATTATTTTTCAAAGTTTTGTATTTTTTTTGTTACTATAGTTTAATATAGCTGTTTTGGTGAGTTTTGGGTAGAGACTATCTAATCCCCTTATTATAAATAAAGAGATTAGTCTCAATTCCCATATAGCTGTTTCGGCGTCTGTTTATTATGGTAGAGTAATCTTTTCTGTTACTAGCTCAATTACTTTCGACTTGCTTTTGACTGTGTAACTAATCCCCTTCTAGTAGTCAATTACTATTACTATATGCTAGAAGCGTCTAGCCAACCCATATAGCGCACTAATATTAGCACAAATAAATATTGTATGCAATAAGTATTAATTGAATGTATATTATTTTAATGGAATTAAAAAAGATAAAAGGCGTAGAACATAGGCTGTATGATAGTCATGAAGAGTTTTGCGCTTTTGAAGGCGCAACAACTCCTAAAAGTGATTGGCGTGTAGCAGAAGAAGGTGATTGGGTATATACAGATGACAAGCATGTCGTACAAATACTTAAGGTTTATTACATTACTGTGCCGAACTCCAAAGAAAAACGCAAGTGTGTGCGCACAATATGTGGTAGTTTTGTCTGTAAACAAAAAAATGCCAAGATATTAGGCGAAAATGGCGTTGCAGAGAACATTTATACGTTTTCTGGTAGCTATGACACAATTAAAAGCGTACGTTCAACTAAATTATCCTCTAAAAAGCTATTATTTGCTAAATATGTAGCGGCTGGAATAGATATGGAAGAAGCATACAGTCGTGTGTACCCAAAAGCTAGTGCTAAACAGTATATTAAAAACGCAGCGAGTAAATTACTGCAACAAGAAAAGGTATTAAATATGGTAAAAGAAGAAATATCTGTAATATTAAAGGAAGAAGGTGTAACTCCTGAGTATATTATACAAAAATATAAAGATATAGCTGATATATCAGAAAGAGACCAAGACAGGCTTAGAAGTCTAGATGCTTTAGCTAAAATGTCTGGTTTATTTGAAACAGAGAAAAAACGTGAAGAGTTAACTGTATGGGCTGGTTTTAGTCCTGAACAACTGGAGGCGATTAAAGGTGGCAAAACAGAAGTACTTGCACATAAAGAAAAAGAGTGACATATCTGATAAATTAGACCCTTGTCCCGTATGTGAAAAAAACTTATATTATGATGAAGATTGTAGTAAAAGAATCGGTGTAATAGAGCCTGATGGTGAAATAGAATCATGGAAATGTCCAGCATGTAAATCAGAATTTGATTTAAATGATAATATTTTGTATATTTATGGCAGCGAAATAGAAGGTGGACAAGCGTGAAGACTAAAGATGCAAGGTTAAGAAGAGCAGGAGTAAGTGGTTATAACAAACCTAAGCGTACACCTGGGCATCCTAAAAAGTCACATATCGTAGTTGCTAAAGAAGGAACTAAAATTAAAACTATAAGATTTGGCCAACAAGGTGTAAAAACCGCTGGCAAGCCTAAAGCAGGTGAATCACAGCGTCAAAAAAACAGGAGGAAGTCTTTTAAAGCTAGACATGGCAAAAATATAGCCAAAGGTAAAATGTCAGCAGCTTATTGGGCTAATAAAGAAAAATGGTAAAGAAAAAGAAACCAGGGTTATATGCTAACATAAATGCTAAACGAAGAAGAATACAAGCGGGTAGTGGTGAAAAAATGCGTAAACCAGGTACAAAAGGCGCACCTACAGCTAAAGCATTTAAAAGGTCGGCTAAGACAGCCAAAAAAAGAAAATGATAGATAAAAAGATTTCATTAGGGTCAATACTAACAATAGCATCAGTTTTAATAGGGGCAGCAATATCTTATGGTGTTAACTCTAATAAAGTAGAAAATATTAACACTGAGCAGATAAAAGTAGTTAAACGAGTAAAATCTAACGAAGAAAACATAGTTAACTTAAAAATTAGTGTAGCAAAGATAGAAACACAGTTAGATGATAGGTTTGACAGATTAGAAGATATACTTATGGAGTTAGAATGATATTAACTAAAATGGTTATAAACGCTGTTGCTACTAAACTAACTAAACTTTGGAAGTTAGATAAAATTATGTCATATGTATTTGATGACAATGAATTAGACATAAAAATGAACATATTTGAGTCTCGCCTTAATTTATTAGAAAAAATGGCACTATTACCTAAAGATGTTAAGTGTAAGTGTCATAAGGAGTAATTATGCCAAAATTTGGAAGCAGGTCAAGAAACAACCTTGCAACATGTCATGAAGATTTACAAGATTTATTTAATGAAGTTATTAAACACGTTGATTGTTCGGTTATTTGCGGGCATAGAGATAAACAGGAGCAAAACAAAGCTTTTGAAAACAAAAGAACAAAGGTTAAATATCCTAATGGTCGTCATAACGCTAACCCTTCTATGGCTGCTGATGTTGTTCCCTATCCTATTGATTGGGATGATAGAGAGCGTTTCCATCTTTTTGCTGGCTTTGTCTTGGGCATTGCTCAGTCTATGGAAATAAACATCCGTTGGGGTGGTGACTGGAACAAAAACTTTGAGGTAGACGATAACAACTTTGATGATTTCCCTCATTTTGAAATTATAAAGGATTTTTAGTATGGAAGAAAAAGAAAAAGCTAGAAAAATAAAATTTAAACAAGACAAAGCTAAATGGGAAAAAATGCAAAAAGAGTCTAAATTTCAAGATTCTTTAAGAAAAAGTCAAGTTGAAAGGGGTTTAACAAATTATGAGGCTCTTTTTGAATGGCAAAGAGACCCTAGAAATAAAACTGAATTAGGAAAGAAAAAAGATAAGTTAATAGAATCTCTTATGGGAGGAATTAAAAATATATTTGTTAGTCAAAAAAACCAAACAACATATCAAGGAACTGTATTAGACAATTTAAACCCTGAGACTACAGTAAGTACATTAGACAGTTTATTAAAAATGTTTGGAAAAGAAACTTTTAATGCTAGCCCTGATAAAGAATATAGTTTTGAACCTCGTTTTCAAGATAATGAGAGAGATGCTCTTAGGCATTATATAGGAACTCAAGCTATAGCAGATAAATTTGGTCCAGGATTAGCAAGTCTAATAACAAATTTAAATGAATACCCTTATGATTCAACTAATATAAATAAAAGAGTAGACATACAAAATAACTCAAAAGCTCTTGACGACTTTAATTCTGGAAACATGTTAAACCCTAATTGGCTAAATATGTTACAATATGCAAATGAAAAAAAATCAGGGAATGTTTTAGACAGTTTACTACAAACTCTTACAATACCTCCTACAAATTCTGAATATTAAATATAAACATATTAATGGCTAATCTTAACCTTAACGGTAATGTCAGTAAAAATGAAGAAGCTCTTCATTTAGCATACAGTAATTTAATTACATTTGGTAAATTATTTAGCCCACAAGACTTTTTAGCATCAGCAACTCCTGGTTTTCATAGGGAAGTTGGTGAATTATTTTTAAATCCAAAAAAACAACAGTTAGCACTAGTCTTACCTAGAGACCACGCTAAATCTACTTTAGCAGCTACTGCTATTATGCATAAATTTTTATTTGCTAATAAAGATGAGCCACAATTTATAGCATGGGTAGGTGAAGCGCAAGACCAGGCTGTAGATAATATATCATGGATTCAGAATCATATATATAGTAATCCAGCTATACATTATTACTTTGGTGATTTAGAAGGTGATAAATGGACTAAAAATGAATTTACTTTAAAAAATGGCTGCAGAATGATTGGTAAGGGTGCTTCGCAAAGATTGCGTGGTAAAAAACAAAACTCTACAAGATATACTGGAATTGTGCTTGATGACTTTGAATCAGAGCTAAATACAAAAACACCTGATTCTAGAAGACAAATTAAAGAATGGGTAACAGCTGCAGTATATCCAGCTATTGATTTTGATAAAAAAGGTTTTTTATGGTGTAACGGTACTATTGTCCATTACGACAGCTTTTTAAACGGATTAGTTACAAAACATCATGAATGTCAGAAAACAGGTGAACAATTTGCATGGGAAGTGTTTACTAGAAAAGCAATAGAAGATAGTAAACCTATATGGCCTTCAAGATGGCCGATTAAAAAATTAGAAGAAAGAAAGCAGTTTTACATAGATTCAGGTACACCAGCTAAGTTTTATCAAGAATACATGAACCAAGCTAAATCACCTGAAGACCAGATATTCAGTGAGGAAGATATAAACAATGCGCAGTATAAAGGATATGCTAGGTTTGATGAAGAATACAACTCTTGGTACATTAAACTTGATGATGGTAGAAAAGAGTACGTTAATATATACATTGGTGTTGACCCTGCCTCAACAATTGGTGCTAGGAACGACTATAGTGTTATTATGGTTATTGGCGTTACTGATAGCTATGATTACTATGTTATTGAGTATTGGAGGGAACGAGTTTTACCAATGGACTGTGCTGACAAGATATTTGAAATTACAAAACGATACCAGCCAATACGAAGAATAAATATAGAGACTATAGCATACCAAGAAATGTTAAGAGATTATGTTATGAAACGTAGTAAAAGTGAAGGAATGTTTTTACCTGGCATAGAAAAAGGTATTAAAAATTACAATCAAAAGAAAAAGGATAGATTATTTGAAGGTTTGCAACCAATGTTTAAAGCAGGCGCTGTACACATTAAAAAAGAAATGCATGAATTTATAGGTGAATTACTTGACTTTCCAAAAGGAAGTCATGATGATACTATTGATGCGTTCTGGCTTGCAACTCAGTTTGCTAAAGGTCAAAAAAAGATTAAAAAGAAAGTTAAAAGTAAGTCTGGAGCCTGGGCAAAGCCAAGAAAAGCATATAATTGGTTGACTGGAGCTAGGAAATAATACTATATTATAAACTATGATACAAGAAGATTTAAGGGTAAAAGAAATAAATGAGTTGTTTGATAGGTGGAGAGATGCCAGAAAAGACTGGGATGTAGCCGCTAGAGAAGACATTGACTTTTATTTAGGTAACCACTTTTCAGCAGAAGAACTTGACGAGTTAGATTCACGAAATCAATCATCAATGCCTATGGATAGGTTATATGCTGCCATTGAACAGTTTAAAGCTATTGTTACTTCTAAGCAGCCTAAATTTACTGCAGTTGGAAGAGAAGACTCTGACAGTAGACTAGCTAATGTATGGAAAACTATATTAGAGTATGTTTGGGATAAATCAGATGGTAATGAAGTATTTAAACAAGTTGTTCATGATTATGCTGTTACAGGCTTAGGTTATTTTTATGCATACTTAGATAGAGATGCAGACTTTGGTAGAGGTGAAGTTAAATTTACATATGTAGACCCATTTAGAGTTTACGTTGACCCTAATTCAAGACACAAGTATTTTGATGATGCTTCAGGTATTATAGTATCAACTATATTAACTAGACAACAGTTAATAGATTTATACCCACAAATGAGTCAACCAGTTAGTGAAGACTCAGAAAAATTATTAATAGATGAAATAGAAACATTCAGTAAAGAAGAGGATTATCCTAATGCAACAAATAAAACAACTATGGAAAGTTTTACTCCAGACAATACAAAAGATAAAGACTACCATATTGAAAAGTATAGATTACTTGAACATT